ATTATAACTTAGCGTTAAAGCGTTAGCATCTGATCCACTAAAGCTAGTTTGATTAGCTGAAGCTTGATACTGAAACCTACTTCTTACTCCAAAATTTTGTGATCTTCCTATGTAGGGCATTAAGTATCTCCTAGCCTAACAAATAATATATTTGTTGCAGTATAATCAGTATTACCAAAAATTGTTGAGGTAGTAGAAACATTATTTGATGTACTTTGAACAAATTGTAATCTAAAAGTAGTAGTGTTTGTAACATCAAAAATAAATTGATTATTAAATGTTCCATCTTTTGGAGCAGAAGGGTCAGCATGACCCCAAGCTAAACTTCGTGTGTTAAAATTACTACCACTATCTGTGGATATTTCAATAGCTGGGTCAAATCTGTCTCCCCCTGTGTTACCATTTATCACCATTGCCCAGTAACATAAATATATTCCAGTATTAGCACATGAAAAAATTCCAGAAGACTGCGACCAAACATTACCAATTTTTTCATAACTTGTATCCACTTCTTCCCATGCAGTTAAAACTGTGCCTACTGCTCCAGATCCAGTTACATTTGAAGAAAGCCTAAATTGTTGTGCTAATAGTCTAACTGTAGTTAAAGGCATTACAACTCCTTATGCGTATGGACTATCGCCTAATACAGATTTATCCCATGCTGCTTTTAATTTAGCTATTGTATCTGCATCAGCTATTGCTTTTGCTGCTGGGGCATCTCTTAGTGCTTTCTTTTTATTTACACTTGCAGTTTTTGCACTTGAATCATCTGCTTCTAATGCTTTCATATACGCAACGTCTTCTGCTTCTAACAATGGCTGTCTCACTTCTCTGATTTTATCTTGAAATATCTTTTTAGCTTCAGTTATATCTTCAGATATAACACTACCATTAAGTTTCCAAGCACCTCTAAAGTGTCTATCAGATGGTTTTTTTACAGCAGAAGCATCTGCAGTTGCTCCGTCTTTATCTACTATAAATGTTTTTATGGTCATTTTTACTCCTATGCTGCTTTATTATCAATCCTCCAAGCATTACGCCATATTCGTGTACTTGGTAGTTGATCTTTTTTACAAATAACTAATCTTTGTCGATTAGCTTTTTCATAATCTTTCCATACTCTTTGTGGTATATCTTTCATAATTAAATATTCTATTGCTTGTTCTTCTGTCATTGATTCTATTGGTTTAGTCTTATGAAGTAAATACCCTCTTGTATGTTTTTTAAAGTCAGGCTTGGCTTCATCTTCTGCTAATAACCAGTACACTTCCACTGGTGGTAATATACCACCTTGTAATGCACAAGCCATCCAGTTTGGATCTGGTATAGTTACTTTAGCAGGTGCTTCAGGATCTTCAGGATCTTCCCATACAATTCGATAGTCTGAGTGTTTGCCTTCTAAATTTTCTTTCGCCCAACACAATCTTTCCCATAAATGTGTGCCTTGAAATTTTGGTGTTTTTATTGTCATGCTAAGTCTCCATGTGACGCTACTGATGAAACTTGATCTTGTTGTCCACCATTTGCTGCGGCAGTTGAACCAAACCCTGTTAAATAAGCTCTACTTCCAGTAGCTAATGCAACTCCAGCACTTAAAACATCACTTGAATCAAAGTTACTATCTATCATAAGAGCATTATTACCTCTTCCACTAGAATGTTGTCTTTGTCCTGCTCCAGTAGAGCCATAAAATACATTAGAAAAAGAATTTATAAAGTTTGTAGCATAATCTCCACCAGTATTATCTGTTACAGAAGATTGATTAAAAGAATCAAAAACAGTCTCAGAGATTTGATTATAAAAAGTCCAATGTTTTGCACTACCATTTAAAAGATAACTCGTATCAATAGATTTCTCTATACCAGTATTAACTTGGTCAGATGTTGTTAATGTATCAAATGCTATTGTTCCGTTTGCCATTATATAATCCTATGTCCATAACAATAAGTGTATTGTCCACTAGCACCAACAAATATTGATGGACTTGATGATCCTCCTGAATCTATAGCTAAATTAAAAAAAGTTATTGTATCACCTTCAGCCAAATTTGCTATTGTTGAAACAGCAACACTAACTGACAGTATATCAGCAGCAGTATTATCTGTTATATCATGTTGTGCTATAGCAGAACCATTTTTATAAATAGCAGACCTTGCAGTTTTACCATCATCTCCTATACCATCAAAATCAATATAAGCTACATAATAAAGTTTATATAGTCCTGCTTGTCCACTTGGAACTGTAAATGTACTACTAGCAAAAGCATTATGAGTATCTATTTCATTTGCTGTTAATTGTGTGTTTTGAACATATGTACTTGCTGATATGGAATAGTTAGAACCTCCTCCTTGGGCAAAAAAAGCACAAGATACTGATACAGGACTTCCTGTTACAGTATTAATATTATTTACTTTTAAAGTGCTCATGCTAAATCTCCGTGTATCAAAGAATCGTTTTGTGCTAAATCAGTATTTACAGACGAAATATTTTCTGTGTCATACCCACAAGAATTAGTAGCTCTTGTTCCTACTGCGTATTGAGCTTGTGTTGCTTCATTTGCTGCTTGCGATGAAGAAAGAGAAGCTGTGTAAGTTGTATTATTCATATTATTAGAAAAAGTCGCAATAAAAACACCTGTAGAGGAATCAAGTATAGAAGAAACATTAAATGTGTCATTAGTAGTGTCATTAACTTGGTTATAATTTAACCATACTTTAGTCAAACCTGCCATAGTGTCTTGTGTGCTACCTGAAGTTTTTCCTATGCTGTCTACTTTAAGTGTACTCACGATGTCACCAACCTTCCACCACTTTCAATAGTTAAGGTAACTCCAGACGCTACTGTTAGTGGACCTGTAACTTGTGCGTTTTCTGTAGCAAGTATAGTTATATTAGTACTAAGAGTTTGTGAATTTATTCTAAACATACCACCATTTTTAAAATTACCTTTATTTTCTGCTGGAGGAGTTATCGTTCCAAAAGTTCTGCCAAAGAACATAACAAAAATATTATTACCAGAATTATTGCTCGGTGCGGCAGTAAAAGTCAAAGTTGTACCATCTGGCACTGTATAAGCTCCAGTTGGCTCTTGCACTACACCATCTACAGATACAACTATATCTTGTTCTGAACTTACAGTTTGATTTAATGTAAAAGTTGTTGTTGTGCCATCGCCACTAAACTCTTGTCTTGTTGGTAAGCTCTCAAAAGCTGGTGATATATTGTTACCAATCAAAGGCATGACTTACTCCTATTCACTAATTGTGTCTACAACTGACACCCATACATCAGCAGAACTTGCTGTATTACTTTTGATGTTAAGTATATCGCCAGATATCATTACAATCTTTGCACCTCCATCTAATACCTGTAGAGCAGAACCTGCTGGAATAGGAGCGTCTTTAACAATATAGTAATCATCAGTAGCACCCGTTCCAGTAATGTAGATTTCTACTGTAATCTGTGAAGTTGTAGTATTAGCAACATTAATACCAATTAACGCATCATCAGAATTTGCAGTTCGTAAAACTGTTTCACTCGTTCCTACATTCCTTGCAATGCTTCGTTCAAAATCTTGTGCCATTCTTTACTCCTATAACGCTATAGCCATCGCAACAGCAAAACCTTTTGATGCACCACCAGAGGTTATTCCTAAATTAGCTGGTGTAATCTTTTTCATTGTACCATTATCATCTACTAAAACAAAGTCTGCATCGCCACTTGATGTTGTGGTTGAGGGTGCATCTGAGTTACCTGTTGTTAATACTGTATTACCTTCTATGGTCACAACTCCAGCACTCGCTCTTGCTATGGTTGTATCACTTGCATGACCTAGTTCTATATCAGCAGTAGTTGTTAAATCACCAGTAACTGTTACACCTTGTTCAAAGGTGTGACCAGTGGTTGTTAATCTAAGAAGGTTAGTTGTATCTGTTCCGTTAAATGATTGAAATAAATGCTGTCCATGAGATGAACCATTTCTAATTATATAAGATGCAACACCATTATTACTTCTTAGAGTAACTATTTCATTTGTGCCTTCAGATACGATTCTTATATTTGCAGTATTATCTGAACTATTATCATCATCATCAGCAAGAACATCTATACCAGTATCTGTCGTTCTTAATCTTAATTCTCCATTATCATATAACTGAACTGCATTAGTGCTATTATTAGTATCTAAAAGTAAAGTGCCATCACCTAGTTCTAATGAAAGATTTGTTGCTTGTAATTTTAAATTACCAGTGCCTTGCTCTCTTATAAAACTATTAGAGCCATTATGAAATATTTTTAAATCACTATGAGTACCAACAAATAGATTTTCATCATCAGGAAATAAAACGTCACCATTAGCATCTGCTGTTACTGCTTTACTGGCTTGTACTGTTCCTAGTGTTGTTACATCAACATAGTTAAGTTCTGTAGTTGATGCAGTTACGCCATCTAATTTGTTTATTTCTGTTGCTGAAGCAGTAACTAAAGTTCCAGCCAACTGAAGTCCACCATCAACTAAATCATGCGAAGCTACATTTAAAGTTTGATTTCCGTTTGTTGCACCAACTGTTAATGTACCAGTAATCTCTGCATCTCCACTTACGTCAAGAGGAGCAGAAGGCGATGTATTATTTATACCAACCTTACCATCTTGAAAAACTGTAATAGCCTCTACGTCAGTTGATTGCTGATTATCCATAAATAATGAAAAAGAATTTTCATTACCACTTCTTGATCCCATGTATTTTATAGTAAAACCATGTGTTCCACTCTCTGCTGTTGATGCTCTTAAAAGACTTACATCAGAAGTGCCAAGAGAGGCTGTAGTATTTATAAGAGGACCACCTGTTCCACTTAATTTTAAAGTACCAGACAATGTTAAATCACCTGTTATACTGCCATTACCTGTGCCACTGAATCCATTTATAGTAGGACTTGTTAAAGTTTTATTTGTAAGCGTTTGTGTAGCAGCATTTAAAGTCATGGTATCAGCACCAGAATTTGGTACTGTAATTTCATTTCCACCTGAAGTTAACTTAAGATTTGTTCCATCTGAACCAATAGCTTCATTTGAATCTACAAATTGTAATTCTACAGCAGGAGTTCCAGTTCCACCATTAGTTAATTTAAAACCAGTATTATGTACATGAGTTAATGCAACTTCAAAGTTAGCTCCACCATACAAAGCAACATTACCATCATTCTTCATCCAAAAATATGATGAAGATTCAATACCATTAGGTGAAACTATTTTACCTGAAAATGTTGCGTCACCATTAGCACTACCATCCAAAAACAACATAGTTATGACACCACTGCCATCTGAATCTGTGCCCTTAAGAATAATATCTGTGTCATTACCTTGAGCATCTATTGTAATATTGCCAGAAGTAGTAGTTAAGTTTACTGCTGCATCACCTGCTGTTAAATCATCAGCAGCAGTAGTTGCAACACTTGGATTTGCTCCAACACTTGATATATTAAATCTTGCTGCACCACCTTGAACAACTATAGTATCTGTGCCACCTTGCCTTTTTGCAACTACTCTATAGGTGTCTCCAGATGTAACATTATATAAAATATCAATAGAGGAGGTTTGCTCTCCTCTGGCACTTATACGATTGTATGTTATCGCAGTAGAGCCTGCAATTTGTGAAAAAGATCCACCACTAGGTTTTCTTTGTAATTCAATCTCACAATCAGAACGAGCACTACCAGATGTGATTTTTGTTGTAACATCTGTATGAAATCTATGTATACCAGTAGTAGTCATAGTTACTTCACCAGCACTTTCTGAAAAAACAGAACCACTAGAATTATATCTTATAGTATCAAAGTCTATCGTAGCAAAACTAGAAGTTAAAGCACTTGAATCAGATGAAGTGTGTGCGTCAAAATAATTTGCAGTAGAAGTACCAATACCTCCACCTGTTACAGTAATTGTTTTTGTAGCTCCTGTCCCACTTGCAACAATTCCAGATCCAACAAAGTTCAATGTTGTAGCTGTAGTAGATAACCCAGAGCCTTCATCTTGTATTGTAATACCAGTAGATAAAGCACCATTAGCATCTAAAACAACAGCTTTAGATCCAGGTAATGTACAAAATATATCTCTCGTACCAGAACTCCAATTAACAGCATTGTTAGAGTTTGAGCTTGATATAATAGTTGTACGATTTAGTTTGGTACCAGTAGAAGCATAAGTACCTAACCCTACCTCAAAATCAGTTCCATCAGTACAACAATAATATGTTGTATCACCATTACTTAAATTAGCGGTAAAAGTTTCAAAACCAGATACTGCACCACCTAAAGTATACGTTCCAGTGCTAGTTGTGGTTGTTGTCTCTTTTATCCTATCTGATAGAACAAAAGCCATTACTTAAGCTCAATAGTTAAGTTTGTAGCATTAATTCTAAATATGTCTCCCGACTCAATTGTCTTAGATGCGTCTAAAGCACCTACAAACAATATGTTACCACTGCTCGATGCATCTGCTATAAATACATGAGTGATCGTATTATTTGTACCACCTGACGCTGGAAAGCTAATAGCATTTGTGTTTTTAGCTGTTTGTGTGTCAGTTGAATCTGCACCTATGGTTGTCCAATCAGAAGCTGGAACTTGCTGTCTAGCATAGTTTGTAAATGTTGCTTCTGTTAGAGATCCAGTTTCTGCTGCGGATACGGCAGTTGCCAATCCCACATAAATACTGTTTCCCGGACTTGCAAAACTGAGAGAATTATTTTTAAAAATATAATGTAATAATCTTCTCTCAAGATAATTGGTTGCTGCGTTTGCTGTTGCCATTTTCTACTCCTTCTTTAAGTTCTAACTGCTCTTGGCAATCCTTCTGAATATGCATCAGAATTTTCTCTTGCTTCGGCTAAATCTTTTAGCCTAACTAATTGATCATTAAATCTTTTTTCATATTGCTGCATAATATCAGGCTCACCTTTCATATAAGTATACGCTTCTACAAGTGATCCGTAAAGTAGAGCAAATGGTGCATTTGTACTTAACCATGTTGTTCCACTATCTGCTCCTGCTGTTAAGCTTGCAGGTCTATAATAATAGTGAAGCTCTATTGCATAATTACTATTTGGTGTCGGTGCTACAATAAAATTGTTTATATCAAAAACAGCATAATATCTAGGCAATCCTGTAGACGCAGAACCATCAAAAGCTTCTTGTAAAAAATTTACATCCTTTTGCAAAAGAAAACCCTCTGAACCAGCAGTGGTTATTTGCAGAGAAAATGAAGACAAATAGTCACTTGGTATTGAAACAAACTTGTCAGATGATGTCATTGCAGATGTTACATTTTTTCTAAATAACTCTAGATCTACATTTTTAAAAATTCTTTCTTCAGACGCTTTTATAAAGTCAGATAAATGATTTACAAAAGTAGTTTCTGAATTATCTACATAATCTTGTATTGCTGTCTTTAATTGTGTAAATGTAAAACTCATTTAACTCTCCACTGTAACAGGTCCTGATGAAGCTATAGGCCCTCCAAAATCTGTATTCAATCCTGCATCTACTTCTGTAACTGTTATTTGAGCGCCCATGTTTCCATGAATACTACATTGATAAAATAACGTAGATGGAGCACCTGATGCAACTGTTATTTCAGTATAAGTTGAAGTAGAAGTTACACCTGTTGTATATTGTGTAGTTTTGTCTGCGTCAAGATAAAGTCTTAACGGATGTGAAGACATATCACTTGAGCTTAATGTAAATCTATATGTGCTTCCAACTTTAAATGTTAACTGAACATTTGCTGTTGCTGTGCTGCCATCAATAGCATATTTATTAGAAGAGCCAACATTATAACTTGGGTGATCACTTGGATTGCCGCCAACAACAGTCACAGCATAATTAACTGATTCTGTTGCGGTAGAAATATCTGGTATTGTAAATTTATAAGTATCATCAGTTAAGACTGTTATAGAATATCCATTTGCAAGTTGCATGGCATTTTGAGTTATAAGGCTTCCAACACCTAATGAATTTCTAAATCTAACAGTATCTCCTGTGGTTCTTCCATGATTTGTTTCTTTTACAGTAATAACACCAGACCCAGAATGTGTATAAGGATTTGGATTTAATAATCTTTCAGCCTCTGGCTCCGTTCTATCTGGCCTAGCATCTTGTATAGATTGCGGATCATCAAACTTCATTCTTCCTACAAAGTTTTGAGGATGATCAGGGTCAACAACATCTACCCCAACTCTTAAGCCTGTCTTTGATCCATTTCTAAATTCAAATACCAAATCTTTACTTGCATATCTAAATCCAGTTTTATCACATATGCCATAAGAATACTTGCCTGATGAATATGCCATTATTTCTCTTTCTTTGTTTTATAAAAATATTCGTTACTGTCGCCAAATCTTTCTAATTTTCCTTCATTCTCCACTT